ACTGTTCGAACAAACAGACACAAACCCTTATAAGGAGAAAAAAAGATGAGTGCGACAAACTATCTTGAACTAGAAATTCTAGACCATGTCCTGGGCAAAGGCACCAGAGATTTTACATCACCAACAACATTGGCAATTGGCCTATTCACAGCAGTATCTGATGGTGAAGCAGGAACTGTTACAGAAGTATCAGGCAATGGTTATGCCAGAACAGCAGTAACATTCAACACAGCCGCAAGTGGATCCGCAACAAACGACGGTGACATCACATTTGGTGCGGCAAATGGTGGATCATTTGGAACCATTACACATATTGGCGTATTTGATGCCACAACAGGTGGCAACCTTCTGTTCTACGGAGCATTAAGTGCCAGCAAAACTGTTGACGATGGCGACATTTTTCAAATTTCGGATACGAACCTTAGTATTTCCTTAGACTAATAGGGAGGGACATTCAGTGTGGCTGATTCTCTCTATTATGAAAATGGATATGCCGATGTAGGTTATGTCCAACGGGTCATAGACGCCGGCTTCATTGGTGGCGAATATGTCGTTGAGGATTATGTAACCGACGGATATTTTTTACGAGAATTATCGGCGGAGAGTTCTACCACTGTCTCAGCAGAATTAATCAAAATTGGTTCTGCGACTATTTCAGTATCCTTTACACAAGCCAACACAGATGGCGAAATTCTCGTTGTTGATGATCCTGGTGACATCGGTGTTGCCTTTACAGTCGCAGACACAACACCTACAGTCACTAGGACCGACAGTGCGAGCATAAGCAGTTCATTTACCACAACAGCAACGGCACAAAACACAGTGCCAGCAAGTGCCACAATATCTGCTTCGTTTACCACAACACCTACAGCAATTAAAAAAGTTGATGCCAGTTCAACTATCAGTGCTTCGTTTACAACACAAGCCGCAGGTGATCCATATGACCTTGCGATAGCATCCATATCAAGCAGTTTCACAACCACTGCCACAGGCACAAAAATAATTCAACCTGTGAGATATTTCACTTGGGATGAACAAGATGAACATTGGCACGCATGGCGTGGTAGATTCTGGGATCCAGCCCTATTTGACATACCGTTTGATTTTACAGTAACAGCAGACACAGCCACTATTGTTAACGGTGACGCCTCGATCAGTGCTAGTTTCACAACCAGTGCTGATGCGGTTAGATTTAGGGGCACAACCAAAGACATTAGTGCCTCTGTAACAACAACAGCAGACGCCATTGTTCAAAAAGAAGGTGTCAGTTCAATTGACACAGATTTCACTGTAACAACTGATCCTACTCTACAAGCAGAAGGTGTCAGCAGTATTAGTTCAGACTTTACTGTCACACCAATTGGTGGTGTGTTTATTGGCGGTAGTGCTTCGATCAGTGCCGCATTTACAACAACAGCAACTGGTCAACATCTAGACGAAGGCAGTGTTACACTGAGTTCAAGTTTCACAACCACTGTCTCAGCAGTAAAGATTAGAACAGGTTCAAGCAGTATATCAACAACCTCTAGTGTAACATTTGATGCCGTTAGAATAGCAGGTGGCACAAGCAACATCAGTTCAAGTTTCACAGTGCCAAACACAGCCGCACAACTAACACTCGCAGGCGTGTCAAACATAGCACCAGCATTCACTTTCACAGCATTGAGCACAGACATCTTGTTGGTCACAGAAGATATTGCCAGTGCCTTTACAGTTTCAGCAATAGCAGGCACAACAGTATCTGCGGTGTCATCTATCAGCAACAGTTTCAGTTTGGTAATCAGTGCTGGCTTAGAAGGCGAAACACCTATCTACAGAATATTTGATGTTCCAGCAGAAACAAGATCGGCGAATATACTGCCAGAATCAAGGATTTTCGCCCTAGATTCTGAAAGCCGAATAAATACAGTAGTCCAAGAAACCAGGGGATTCACAGTTGAGAGTGAGACTCGATCCCTGTCGATAAAAGGGAGAGATACATAATGGCCACATTAACAGGATTCTACAAAGACAATGATGGAGCCGTAATCAACAAAGATTCAGAGGCTCAATTATCATATCAACTGAACTGGACCAATTGGTTGCCAGATTCAGATTTGGTAACATCTAGTTCATGGTCTGTCGAAAGTATAACTGGAGACGCAGACCCACTAACAGTAACAGGCAACTCATTTACAAACACAAGCACAACAGTCACAGTAACAGGCGGAACAACAGGCAACATCTATAAGGTCTACAACACAATAGGCACTGACCAATCAAACACGGACCGAAGACATTTTCGTATCAAGGTCCAAGAACGATCATTATAGGAGAAACCATGGATTTCGAACACGAACCACCAAAAAATAAACGACCAACAAAAGTGGCGGATGTCGACCGTGAGTTGGTATGGCGTTTGGCTTGCCTACAAGCAACCTACAGAGAAATTGGTGATGTTGTTGGCCTAAGCCACACAGCCATTGCCAATAACTTCGGCGACCTAATTGAGAAAGGTAGAAGTGTAGGTAAGAAAAGTCTACGCAGAGCCCAATTCTCCAAAGCATTAGATGGAGACACAAGAATGTTGATCCACCTAGGCAAAAACTATCTGGGTCAGAAAGACAATGTAGAAGGCACTGACGAGAATCAGCCTTTACCTTGGGAAGATTAAGATGGCAACATATAATTTAGAAAACGCAAGAGCAAGTGTCCAAGCACCCTTTGGCATACATCTAGGCAGAGGTGATTACTCGCACCTCAGTGGCATTCATAAATTTGGTTTCAACGCAGACATTGATAACACTTTTGAAGTTATTTGGGAACAAGGCGGAAGTCTTACACTGCCAAGCACAGCCGCAGTAGCCAGCATCAATTCAGCAAGTTCAAACAGTGGTGTGGTTATTACTGTTCAAGGTTTAGATGAGAATTATGCTGAAGCAACAGACACAATTACACTAGACGGCAGTGGTGATGGTAGCACCACACAAACATTTATTAGATTGAACAGAGCATTTGTTTCAGGTTCAACTGGTTTGAGTGCTGATGCTGACATTACTATTGGAGGCAACACAGTGGCACATCTTGATTCCGACCACAACCAAACACTCCAATTGATTTACACAGTGCCTGCTGGCACAAGAGCACACTTAGTTCAATTGAGTGCTGGTGTAAGTGAAAAAGAAAAGAATGTTGAGTTGAGAGTAAGAATCACAGAAAATGGCCAAGCCACAAGAACCAGAGATTTAATTGCGTTTCAAACCAACACAATGGAGAAGCATTACATAGTGCCAATCCTTGTTAATGAAAAAGCAGACATCGTCATTGATGCCAAATGTGCCGGCAATGCCAGCATTAGTGGATCATTTGATTTGGTAGTGGAGAGTTTATAGTGGCTCTAAGTGGACCTCAACAAACTGTCGCAGACGACACCAGCAGAATGAGAGTGCTGATTACAGGTCGTCGATTTGGCAAAACGCATCTTTGTATCAGAGAGATGTGTCGCCATGCCGCACAGAATCCAGGTTCACAAATCAACTATATTTCACCATCCTACCGTATGTCAAAAAATATTGTTTGGATCCAGTTGGTGAATAAACTTACAGAATTAAAATGGATCAAAAAGAAAAATGAAGCAGAACTTCAAATCGTTCTCAAGAACAACAGTGTTATCACCCTAAAAGGTGCTGACAACTTTGACAGTCTTCGTGGCGTGGGGCTTGACTTTGTGGTGTTAGATGAGTTCCAGGATATTGCTCCGCAGGCATGGTCAGAGGTTGTTAGACCATCACTGTCAGATAGACAAGGCAAAGCATTATTCTGTGGCACACCCAAAGGCGTAGGCAGTTGGAGCCACAAACTATACACACAGGCAGTCCACGAACCAAATTGGAATGCTTGGCAGTTTACAACTATAGAAGGCGGTCGTGTCCCTCAAGAAGAAATTGATGCCGCAAGAAGGGACCTAGATGACAAAACATTCGCACAAGAATATTTGGCAACATTCAACACATACAGTGGAGTGGTTGCTTACAACTTTGACTATAAGGCTTCAGTTAGACCTTGTGAAAATCCAATCACAAGTGTAATCCATGTTGGTCAGGATTTTAACTTATCTCCAATGAGTTCTACAATCGCACAAATGACAAACCAAGGCATCCATGTATTTGACGAAATCAAATTGATGAGTTCAAACACAGACGAAGTGGTTAAAGAATTAAAAGACAGGTATCCAAATAGTAAAATTGTGGTATATCCGGATCCTTCTTCCAGGCAAAAAAAGACGAGTGCGGGAGGTAGGACAGATATGTCAATATTAGAAAACGCAGGTTTCGAGGTGAGGGCACGAAAATATCACACGCCGATCAGAGACAGAGTAAACAGCCTAAACGCATTGTTGAAAAATGCCAAAGGCGAAAGAAAATTGTTTATTGATCCGAAATGTAAAAACACAATAGACAGCCTTCAAAGACTCACTTACAAAGAAGGCACAAATCAAATAGACAAAGACAATGGACTTGATCATTTCTTTGACAGCATAGCATACATGGTTGATTATCTATTCCCAATCAAGAAGGATTATGTTGAAGATGAAGTTGAGCAGTGGACATTTGGAACAAGGAAAAGGTGGTAAATTATGTCATATAATCAAACTATGTTGAATGCCCATCCTCAATGGAAATTACACATCGAAAGGTGGAACTTCCTAATTGACTCATACCAAGGTGGCTTTCAATACAAGAAGGGTGAATACCTTTCAGCATATATGTATGAGAACAGAGAACAATACGAAGGCAGACTAGACAATGCTCCTTTGGACAACCATGTAAAGTCAATCACAGATATCTACAATAGTTTCTTGTTTAGACAACCACCACAAAGAAAATATGGTAGCCTTGAGAATGATCCAAGCATTGATGCTTTCTTTGCTGATGCTGATTTAGATGGTAGAACATTTGAAGCAGTGATGAGAGATGTCAGCACATATTCAACAATCTATGGCAATGTCTGGGTAATCATTGACAAGCCACCAACACAGGCATTTACCAGAGCAGAAGAACTTGAGCAAGGCCTAAGACCTTACATGAGTGTCTACACACCAGAAAATGTTATTGATTGGAATTACAAAAGATCACCAAGTGGTGCTTATTACCTAGACTATCTAAAAGTATACGAAGGCGGCACTGACACATCAGACACTTTCAGAAAATACACAAGAGACACCATTACAGTTTACACAATTGACAAGGGCAATGACGAAACAACCATTATGGAAGAATATCCAAACCCATTAGGTATTGTTCCGGCGGTTTGTGTTTACAGTCAAAGGTCACCTATCAAAGGCATTGGTATTTCAGATGTAGGAGATGTAGCAGATGTTCAAAGAGGCATTTACAATGACCTCAATGAAATGTATCAACTGATTACATTGACTAACCATCCTACATTGGTTAAGACTGGTCAAACCAAAGCATCAGCAGGAGCAGGATCTATCGTTCAAATGCCAGACGATTTGAGTGGTGATCTAAAACCTTTCTTGTTAGAGCCAAGTGGGGCAGGAATTGATGGGCTTATCAATTCAATCAATCTAAAGATACAAATGATTGATAGAATGTCACACATGGGAGGCATTAGAAGCATCGAGAGTCGTAGACTTTCAGGTGTAGCATTGGCAACTGAATTTCAATTGTTGAATGCGAAATTAGCAGAAAAGGCAGACAACCTTGAACACGCAGAAGAGCAGATTTGGCGAATCTATAGTATGTGGCAAGGCACTGTATGGGACGGAGAAGTTAAGTATCCGGACAGTTTCAACATCCAAGACAAGTTCAATGACATGACTATGTTGAAAACTGCCAAAGACGCAAAAGTAGAAGGTAAAACAATCAACAGAGTTATCGAAGAAAAAATGTTAAGGCTGTTGAGTGAATCAGACGAAGAATATGAGGGCTATATTACAGAGATGGAACAACCACAAGCACCAGCATTGGATGCCATGGTTCATACACCTGTTACATCAGTAGATGATATGGTTACTCATTTAAGAGAAATGATTGAAGTAGGGTATACTGATGAACAGATCAAACAACTCCATCCAGAGTTAGGAGAACTGTTCGATGAAGGAACCTGATATTGATGTCCTTATAGAGGAATTTTCTTATTGCGTCCAACCAACACAGTTACACAAAGAGTTGATGGAAGAGATAAAACTATACGCAAAAGAAAATGAGAAGTTTATGAAGAGATGGAATGCTTCAGCAGGTAAAAGAGCAAGAAAGCACCTACTGAATATATTTCATATGGTTAGGCAAAGACGAGCAGAAATTGCTGATACCATTTATAGAGAGAAAGCAGAGGGAGAAGAATAATGCCAGGTAAGAAATCAGGTATGAGAGGCGGTCGTAAATCCGGCTCAAGAGGCGGCAAAAAGAAGAAAACCAAAAGCCGTCGAAAATAACCTTTTTAGGTGTCTATATGCCTATTTGGCATAAATACTGATACAAAAAGTTTACTCGATAAGAGGGATTGGGAGACTTCTACCAAAACAGGAGGACTAAATGACTGAAGAAAATATTCAGGAAACGCAAGAACAGGCAACTGGACAGCCTACAGTAGCACAGGATCAAGTTACTGAAAGCCAGGAAGAAAACAAACTGTTTTCACAGGAAGACCTAGATAAGATTGTGAAGGATCGTCTTGATCGTGAGAGAAAGAAGATTACAAAACAGTTTGAAGGTGTTGATGTTCAAAAGTATCGTGAAATGATCGATGCTGAAGAACAAGCAAACCAAGAGCAACTAAAGGCTCGTGGAGAATTTGAAAAAGTTCTTTCCGAAACGGTTGCGAAAAAGGATAGTGCTATTCAACAACTTCAAAACGAATTGAGCACAATTAAGGTCGACGGAGCATTGTTGAATGCGGCCAGTTCAATGAAGGCAATCAACCCACAACAGGTTGTAAGCCTACTGAAAAATCAAATCCGACTTGGTGTTGGAGGAGATGTTGAAGTAACTGACGCAGATGGCAACATCCGTTACACAGAGGCAGGAACAGCCATGGGTGTAAATGATTTGGTGGGTGAGTTTCTAAAAGCAAACACACATTTCATTGCCGCAGGACCAAGTGGTTCAGGCACACAGTCAAATGTTTCTGATCAAAGTGGTAGGACTCCTGGAGCAGTTGATATTTCATCCTTGAATATGAATGACTCTAAAGACAGAGAAGTTTATAGACAACACATGAGATCCAAAGGTATTAGAGTATAATTACTCTACAATTTGAAGACAATTAAAGGAGACTAAAATGTCAACAACTTCAACAACTTTGGCGGGCCTATTTAGTGATGTTCAGCAAGCCGCAATCTTTACCATGCAAGAAAGAGGCTTCATGCGTCCACTAGTCCGCAACTTTAACCTGGTAGGACAGCCAGGCAAGCAGGCTAAAGTAGGTATCTATCCTACAGTAGCAACTTCATCTGTAACATCAGGTGAAAACTCAGACGCATCAGCAACAACTATCACAGCAACAACTAAGTCATTCAATGCTGACGAAGTGGCTGTAATGGCAACTCTTACTGACACAGCAAGAGACAGTGCTGATGACGATACAGCCGCATCTATCGGTCGTATCCTTGGTGAGACACTGGCTCGTAAAGTAGACAGTGATATTGCTGACCTGTTCGCAGGTTTCTCAACAGAAGTAGGTGGTGGAGCAACTCCGCCAGAACTAACAGCAGACCTAATTCTACAGGCTGTGGCTTCACTAAGAGCCAACAGTGTAGTAGGTCCATATGTTGGTATTTTCCATCCAAACCAAATGTATAACCTAAAGAAGACACTAACTGACGCAGGTTATGCTAACGGTGGTGGACAGGCTATCAGTGAAATTGGTAACCAGGCACTAAGAGAAGGTTTTGTAGGTCGTCTATACGGCGTAGACCTTTATGAGTCAGCAGAAGTAACTGGTGATTCTTCAGGTGCTTTCTCAGGTGCGGTCATGCACGAGAATGCGATTGCTTATGCCCTTAAAAAGGACCTAACAATTGAAACTCAAAGAGACGCAAGCCTAAGAGCAACAGAAATCGTTGCTTCAATGACATACGCAGTAGGTGAATTACAAGACCTACACGGCGTAAGAGTCTTAACTGAGGCAGACATTGACTAATAGTAGATAATTACTATTACAATGACAGCAGAATGGGAAGGGTCGGAATTATTCCGGCCTTTCCTTTTATCAAATTTAGGTATTTGAAACCTGAATCTACAAGATCGACTAAATACAATGAGCAAGTAGGACTTGCCACTTATTATTAATCCATCAAGAAGGACTTGATGAGGCTTTAGGAGATACTATGGCTTTCGCAACCATTTCCGATGTCTTAGAATATGAACCAGACATCCGCAACTTTGGAATCCACGATTTCGACGACTCACTAACAAAGGCCCAAGCCGATGTTGAAAGAAAATTACGACACACTTGGTGGCCAACACAGCAGATTGGCAAATACGATATCACTGTTATTGGTCTAAATGTTGAAATGGATTCAAATCTACTCACAGAGAGTCAATTTACAAGAGCCACTGTCTACTATGCCTTGGCTTATTTCATATATCCAAAACTCAGCAAGTTCGAACCAGACCAAGATATTTTTATGGTCAAGATGGATTATTACAAATCAAGATTCGAAGAAGAATTTCAAGAAGTTCTATTAGACGGTGTTGAGTATGACATTGACTCAGATGGCACAATCACTGACACTGAAAAGGAACCTTCTCAATTCTTACGATTACAGAGGTAAGATATGAGTTTAAGAGAAGATTTCATCAAAGACATTGTAGATGTTCTTACAAACATGGACGATCCAAGACCTGGACTTGTTACTAGAGAACCATTCGATGTTGAAAAATTAGCAATTACACAATTTCCTGCGATCCTTGTAACAAGTGGCGATGAAGAAAGATCAGACATCAGCATGGGTATATCTCGTCAGGGAACAATCATTTACAATATTAGAGGTTTTGTTAGAGGCAATGAAATTGATAAGGCTCGCAATGATCTTATCGAACGCATTGAAGAGACTCTGGACTCAGACAGAACCCGTGGAACGACCACCAAGAGTATGACCACACAAGTTACCAGAGTCGCAGTTATTGATAGACTAGCACCATTAGGTGAATTCACAATAACGGCACAGGTAAGATACAAATATACGAAGGGGACAAACTAATGAGTGGAATAAGAATATGGAAAGCCGGCGAAAATAAAATCGTCGACAAAAAGAAATTAGAAAGATTTTTGGAGCAAGGTTGGACCACTGATCCTACTCCAAAGATGTCGGTCAGTGTTGAAGCCACTGCCGATGTAATCGAGGCACAGCCTCAAGATGAATCATCTGAAGAAAATTATGCTTGGCATGATCAAGAAGAAATTCAAGATCTTGTCCCAGTAGATGACGACGAAGATGATGATAGTAGTAACCAAAATGAAGGAGACAACTAATGGCTACATATGAAGGTTCAAATGGATCTGTAAAAGTTGATGTAGACGCATCTGGCTCATCCGTAGCAGTGGCTGAAGTGAGATCATGGTCAATTGATATTGCCCGTGAAGCAGTTGAGGCAACATCTATGGGTGACGGAAGCAGAATCTACAAAAAAGGCCTACAAGGCTATTCAGGATCAATGGATATTGTTTATGACGATACCTCGGAAGCAGTAGTGTCTGTGGCACTTGATCCGAGTTCAGATCAAACAATCTCAATTGAACTGTTCCCAGATGCTTCTGTAACTGGCACAAAGTTTGAAGGTGACATCATTGTTACATCTTACTCAGTAACAGCCGCATTTGACGGTCTAGTTGAAGCAAGTGTATCGTTCCAAGGAACAGGTGCCCTAGCAACAACCAAGTTCGGACAGTAATCGTGAAGATTCAGGTTGAAGGGATTGATAAGATAGATTTGTTTCTCAAGGATGTCGTTGATGATATCCAAGAGGAAGTTCTTACAACCCTTCAATCTGAAATTAAAAAACGGACTCCAATTGATACTGGTCAGGCTCGTCGAGGATGGAAAAAACGCACGGATTCTGTTCGCAACGATGTGCCTTACATTGGTAGACTTGAAAGAGGTTATAGTAGACAAGCCCCTAAAGGATTTACCAAACAGGCAATTAGAGCCACAATAGCAAAAAGGAAAAGCAGATGACAACAACTGAAGCAAAGAAAAAATCAGTTCTAGATAAAGCCACCTCACATTATAGA